CCCCTTCTTCTATGACTGTCATTTACCTCACGCACCCGCTTCACGGCGCCAAAGTGGCGACGCTGGAAATGGAAGCCGAAGCCGACGAACGCAACGGATGGGAGCGGTATACTCCGGGGCAAGACGATGATGTCGAACCGGCGCTTGCGGTCAACGCTTTGACCGAGCGCCCTCGCCGCCGTAGGGAGGTTGTCCATGTCCACCACAGCGGGTGATCAGATTCAGCGCGCCCTGCGTCTGCTGGGCGTGTTGGCGGAAGGCGAAACAACATCCGCCGCTGTCATGCAGGACTCGCTGACGGCAATGAACCAGATGATCGACTCGTGGAACACCGAGCGGCTGTCTGTGTTCAGCACGCAAGACCAAGTGTTCAATTGGCCCGCCAGCACGATCAGCCGCACGCTGGGGCCTACGGGCGACTTTGTGGGCAACCGGCCTGTCCTGCTGGACGACTCGACGTACTTCCGCGACCCTGGCACGAACGTCAGCTTCGGCATCAAGATGATCAACCAGCAGCAGTACAACGGTATTGCTGTCAAGACGGTCACGTCAACGTATCCGCAGGTGTTGTGGGTCAACATGACGTATCCCGACATTGAGATGTACATCTACCCGGTGCCCACGCGGCTGCTGGAGTGGCACTTCATCTCGGTTGAAGAGTTGACGCAGCCGGCAACGCTGGCCACCGAATTGACGTTCCCGCCAGGCTATCTGCGGGCGTTCACCTACAACTTGGCGATGGAGATTGCGCCCGAGTTCGGCGTCGAGCCGTCACCGCAGGTTCAGCGCATCGCCATGACGTCCAAGCGCAACATCAAGCGCATCAACAATCCTGACGACATCATGAGCCTGCCGTACTCGCTGGTGGCAACGCGGCAACGGTTCAACGTCTACGCCGGGAACTACTGATCGTGAAGACGCCCATCCTCGGATCGGCGTATGTTGCCCGCAGCGTCAATGCTGCGGACAACCGGATGATCAACCTGTTTCCGGAGATCGTACCGGAGGCAGGCAAGGAACCGGCATTCTTGCAGCGCGCGCCGGGGCTGCGGCTGCTGGCGTCTGTCGGCAGCGGGCCTGTCCGAGGTCTGTGGGCCTTCGGCGGTTACGGCTATGTGGCCAGCGGCAACACGCTGTACCGCGTCGATTCCAGTTGGCAGGTCACCACAATCGGCACGCTGACGGGCACCGGTCCGGTCAGCATGGCCGACAACGGCACGCAGTTGTTCATCGCCTGCAACGGCCCCAGCTACATCTACTCCGGCTCTGGTCAGTTCGCGCAGATCACAGACCCAGACTTCCCCGGCGCGGTGACGGTCGGCTACCTTGACGGGTACTTCGTCTTCAACGAGCCTACCAGCCAGCGCGTATGGGTCACAAGCCTGCTGGATGGCACCTCGGTAGATCCGCTGGACTTTGCGAGCGCAGAGGGCTCGCCAGACGGCTTGGTGAGCCTGATCATTGATCACCGTGAAGCCTGGCTTTTCGGCACCAACTCGGTCGAAGTCTGGTACGACAGCGGCGCTGCTGATTTCCCTCTGACGCGCATTCAAGGCGCGTTCAACGAGATCGGTTGCGCTGCAGCGTTCTCTGTGGCTAGGCTGGACAACGGGCTGTTTTGGCTCGGCGCTGACGCGCGCGGGCGCGGCATCGTCTACCGCGCAAACGGCTACACGGGCCAGCGCATCAGCACGCACGCGGTGGAGTGGCAGATCCAGCAGTACGGCAACTTGGCTGACGCGGTGGGGTACACCTACCAGCAAGACGGCCACGCCTTCTATGTGCTGAACTTTCCCACGGCCAACACCACTTGGGTCTATGACGTGTCCACCAGCGCCTGGCATGAGCGTGCCGGCTGGGACACGTCGAACGGCGTGTTTACACGCCACCGCGGCAACTGCCAGATGTCGTTCGCCAACGAGATCGTGGTGGGCGACTACGAGAACGGCAACATCTACGCGCTGGACTTGGACGTGTACGCCGACAACACCGCGCCGCAAAGGTGGCTGCGGTCTTGGCGGGCGCTACCCACAGGCAAAAACGATCTGAAACGCACAGCGCACCACACGCTGCAGCTTGACTGCGAAACCGGCGTGGGCCTGAACGGTATTGACCAATTCGACCCCATAGGCGCGCTTCTCACGCAAGACGGTTTGGAACTGCTTACCGAAAGCGGAGAAACCCTGCTCGCGTACCAAGGCGACACGGCATACGTCGTAGGGGCCAACCCTCAAGTCATGCTGCGCTGGTCAGACGACGGTGGCCACACCTGGTCGAACGAGCACTGGACGTCTATAGGGCGCATCGGCGAGTACGGTCGTCGAGCGTTCTGGCGCCGGCTAGGCATGACGCTGAAACTGCGCGACCGGGTGTACGAAGTCAGCGGCACAGATCCGGTCAAGATCGCCATCATGGGCGCTGAGTTGAACATCAGCGGCACCAACGCATGACCAGCCCGCCGAACATCACCAACATCACGCCGCCGCGTGTGCCGTTCGTTGACGACCGGACGGGCCTGATCTCGCGTGAGTGGTATCGGTTCTTGCTGAACCTGTTTACGCTGACGGGCAGCGGCCAAAGCGCCGCCACGCTGGAAGACTTGCAGTTGTCTCCGCTGCCAATCGACTACACCGCAGAAATAGCCGCAGTTGCGAACATCGCTGAGATCGGCACACTGCCGCCTGCTGACTATTTCGCCAGCATTGCCAGTCTGCGCGCGGATTTGGAGATTGGCAACCAGCCGCCCATTGCGCCGCCGCCGCAGAACTACGGGCTCGCACCCAGCGCTATCACCGTCACCGCGTCGCCGTTCACATACATCAACCAGACCGGCGTCACCGCAGACGTTATTGTCAGCGGAGGCACTGTGTCTCAAATAGAATTCTCACGGGATGGTGCGACATTTTTCGGTGTCGGCGTCACCAACGGAATGCTCATGCTTTCCCCGTATGATCGGTTGCGCGTGACGTATTCGGCGGCGCCAACCATGACCCTTGTACCGAGGTAAAAATGGCCATTCTCTCGCCCGTACCCAAACTTCAGTTCTTCGACGCCAACGGCGTGCCTCTGTCCGGTGGGAAGCTGTACTCCTACGCAGCCGGCACGACCACGCCGCTGGCCACCTACACATCGGCCAGCGGCCTGGTGGCCAACACCAACCCCATCATTCTCGACAGCCGCGGCGAGGCGTCGGTGTGGTTGGGCGACACTTCGTACAAACTCAAGCTGACCTCGGCCACCGACGTTGAGATCTGGACGGTGGACAACATTGACGCTACCTCGGCGCTGACCACACTGGCCGCGTCCAACGGATCCAGCCTTGTCGGGTACGTTCAGACCGGCACGGGCGCGGTGGCCACCACGGTCCAGGCGCGCCTGCGCCAGTCGTTGTCGGTCAAGGACTTTGGCGCCACGGGCGACGGGTCTACCGACGACACCACGGCGATCCAGAACGCGCTGAACGCCGGCACCGGGCGCAGCGTCTACTTCCCCGCTGGCACCTACCGCATCTCCACCACGCTGCTGATCAAGACCAAGACGACGTTGATCGGTGAGGGGATGAACAAGTCGATCATCAAGCTGACCTCCGGGTTCGGAGCAGGCGTGACCGCAATCCGCAACGAGATCATCTCAGGTACGGTCAATGTCTACTACGACACCGACTTGGAGTTCTACGGGCTGACGTTTGACGGCAACAACAACTCCACTCGCACGGGCGAACTTGTCGCCGTTGCCAAGGTGCGAAACGTCACGTTCTCCAACTGCAGTTTCCAGAATCACACATACATTGCGCTGGCTTTGACTGCCAACAGCAACATGGTGGTGACAGAGTGCTACTTCACCAACAATGGCCGGCCCATCCCGTCTACGACCAGCGCCCCGGCGCTCTGGGTCGCGGAAACTGTGCTGGGGATGCCGTATGACGTGCGCGTAGAGAACAACTACTTCCGCGATAACAACTGGTCTGCCGCGTACTTCATGCCGACCAGAGGCTCGTTCACCAACAACAACTGCGTTGACAGCGGCGAATCTGCAATCTTCTGCAACAACACCGGCTCATATCTTCGCATTGAGAACAACAACATCACCGGCACAACCCGGTCCAACATCTCTGGGTCGGGCATTGAATGCGGCGCTTCAAATACGGTCATTACCGGCAACACGATTGACAGTTGTGCTGCGGAAGGTATCGCGCTTACCGACACCCAAAACGTCGTAATTTCCAACAACCTCATTTTCAACAACGGGCAAGACACGGCGTACTACCCGTTTGCAAACGGCATTACTATCGTCAGCTCGGTCGCTTCGCCAGGGCAACCTGACCATATCCAGATCCACGGCAACCGCATCGGCGACCGTCAAGGGACGAAGACGCAGTACGCGGCGATTGGCTTTGGTGGCAGCGGCGCGGCGTGTACCAATGTCGCCATCTACAACAACGACTTCGCAGAGCAGAAGACCGCTACCTACTACAACCTCACGGCGGCTCGGTTTGGTACGGGCTGCTACACGTTGAACAACTACGACCGCGTCGGCGCGCTGTTGCCGCCCTTTCGTTATGCGCAGTTTCAGCTCAACGCCAGCGCCGGTCTGCAATCCATCACCGGCATCGGGTTTCGTCCTCGGGCCATTCGATTCACTGCGGTGCTTACGTCAACTACTCAAGCGTTTACGAGCTTGGGTACTCACGATGGCACGTCGGGCACGGCGATCTACAGTTCTGTAGACAGTTCTGGCCGGCGCGGCGGCGGGGATACCGGCGTCATCAACATCAAAGACGGTGCGGGCGCTACCGTGGCGAATGCCAACATGAGTTCATACGACATCGACGGCTTCACCATCAACGTCGTCACGGGCAACTCATCCGTCGTCTGCAACGTAGAGTGTTTCCCATAAGGAGGCGGCATGACTGTCACCGTCAAAGTTCTCATCCCGGCCAAGATCGCCGAGAACACGCAAACCACGCAGTACACCGCCACGAACGTGACCGCGATCATCGACAAGTTCACCGCGACGAACTACAGCGCCTCGGCTGCGACGATCAGCGTGAACTTGGTGACCGGCGCGGACACGGCGGGCAACCAGAACTTGATCGTCAAGACCAAAACGCTGGCACCTTCCGAAACGTACACGTTTCCCGAGATCGTTGGCCAGGTGCTTGCGCCTAGCGGGTTCATCTCTACAATCGCCGGCACGGCAAGCGCCATCAACATCCGCGCAAGCGGGCGCGAGGTGACCTAAATGTTTGAGTTCCTGATCCCCGCCGCGGCGTCGCTGCTCGGAGCCAAAATGTCGGGCGACGCTGCCAAGTCAGCCGCGCGGACGTCTGCGGAATCTGCAGACAGAGCCACCGAGCTGCAGCAGCGCATGTATGAGGAGTCGATTGCGCGGCAGCAGCCGTTCCTACAGACCGGCACGGAGATGTTCAATCGGCTGGCTGCGCTGCAGCGCGGCGGCCCCGAGGCGCAGAACTTCTTGCAGATGGACCCTGGCTACCAGTTCCGTCTGAGCGAGGGCATGAAGGCGCTGGACCGTCAAGCTGCGGCGCGTGGTGGGCTGATCTCAGGTGGTGCGCTGAAGGCCGCGCAGCGGTACGGCCAAGACCTCGGCTCGCAGGAGTTCGGCGCAGCGTACAACCGTTTGGCCAGCCTTGCCAATGTCGGCCCGCAGGCGGCTGGCGTGATGAGCAACCTTGGCCAGAACTACGCCACCAACGTCGGCAACATCTACCAGCAGCAGGGCGCCACGGCGGCCAACGCTGCGCTGGCGCGTGGGTCGGCTTACTCGGGCGGCCTGAATCAGTTGGGCTATCTGGCCGGTCGGTACTATGGTCAACCGCAGTTCCAAGCGCCTGCGCCGGTTGAGGACCGTAGCTTCTATGGCACGCCTTACGATGCGGGCGTAGACGCGATGTACGGCCCGCGTTAAGGAGCCAACATGGCAGTCAACTTCGGACTTCTTCAGCCAGCGCAGCCGGCGTCGGCGTTCTTCCAAGGCCAGCAGGATGTGCAGCGCGAGGCCGAGCAGAACATGCTGCGTCAGCAGCAGGCCGAGCAAATGCAGTTCCAGCGCGAGAACATGCTGGCGCAGCGGCAAGAACGAAATCTTTTAGCGCAACAACGCGGCGCGCAGGAGGCTAGAGCTGCGCAACGCCAACAGTTCCTGACCGGCGCAGCAGAAGCGCTGGCGCAGGGCGGCGAAAAGTTGGACCGCCCTACGCTTATGAAGGTGTTGCAAAATGGCGTTCTAGCTGGCGAACCTACGCTAATTCAGTTCGCCCGCGAAAGCATGCGGGCGCTGGACGAGGAGGCCCGTGAAGCCGCTGAGATGAGCCGCATCCGTGGCCCGGCGCCGTCCATGATGCGCCAGCCTGCCGCCGCGTTGCCCGCCGCGCCCGCCGCACCCACCAACATGCTGGCCGGCACGCCGTTCGACATCGGCGTCAGCGCGCCTGCGCCAGCCAACGCGCTGGCCGCGCGCCCTGCTGCTGAGCCTATGGTTGGCGGCTTCACACGCGCGGAAATTAACGAGATGGCCGGCAGCGACGTCAAGGCCGTGCGCGAGCGCGGTGAGCGGCTGGCCAAGCTGTTGCCGAAGGAAGAGACCAAAACGCCGACGCAAAAAGATTACGAACGAGCCGTGGAGCAAGGCTTCAAAGGCACGCTCATGGAGTACAAGCAGGCAATTCAGCCAAAACCTGCGCAACTTTCCGTCAGGCTGCCTGAGCAAGAGAGAGCGTTTGAGGGCGAGTTGGGCAAGGGTCAGGCTAAGAAGGTCATTGACGATAAAGCGGCGGCGGAAGATGCCAAAAGCATCATCACTACCGTACAGGAAGGCCGGCGCCTGCTGCAAAGCGGCGTCATCACCGGCTTCGGAGCAGATTTCATTACGTCTGTGGGCGCGGCGCTTAACCAAGCCGGCGTCAACTTTGCCGAAGATGCTGTGGCCAATACGCAGGCGTTTACGGCCAACATGGCGGCGAACGTCGGGCGCATCATCAAGCAGTTCGGCGCTGGCACGGGCCTGTCGAACGCTGACCGTGAGTACGCGGAAAAGATGGCTGGCGGCAAGGTAACGCTTGACCGCAAGGCCATTGAGCGCATCCTTGACATCAACGAGCGCATGGCACGCAACGTCATTTCGCTGCACAACAAGAACGTTTCCGGCATCAAAACTAACGTGCCGCTTACGGTCGATATGCCTGCCCCAGCGGCTGCGCCAGCACCCGCGGCAGCGGACGCGCGTCAGCAACGGCTGAAGCAAATTTTTGCTCCGACACCCGCTCCGAGGTAAACATGGCCGACGACTTTCGAGAGCAAGTCAACCGCGCTCGCCGTGCAGGCTACAGCGATGACGAGATCATCGGTTACCTTAAGCAGTCTGACACGCGGGTAAGCACGGCGGTAAAAGAAGGTTTCACACCCCAAGAGATTCTGGGGCAGATGGCGCCGCCAGCCACAAAGACAGAAACGGCGCTGCGCCAAGTAGGTATCGCCGCTAAGGGTGCCGGGCCGGTTGCTTTAGGCACGGCTGTTGGAGGCATGCTAGGTGGGCCGCCAGGCGCGTTGGTGGGGTCGCTTGCGGTGCCGGCTGCGGACGCGCTTGTCAGCGCGTATCGGGGTTTGACCGGCCAGCAAGGGCAACTCCCGTCCGAAGCCATCCGCGATCTCATACCGGGCCCCCGCGCGGAGACGCGGACGGAGCGCATGGTTCAAGCGGGCGGCGAAGCATTAGGCGGCGCCGCAGGTCAAGTGCAGGCAGGCCGCGCGGCTGCTCAAGTGCCCGGCTTTGTAGGCGCGGCAGGTAAGGAAATTTCGCGCGCGCCTATTGCGCAACTTATCACCGCCCCGGTGGCAGGCGCCACATCGACTGGCGTGGCAGAAGCTACTGGCAGCCCGTTAGCTGGATTGGCTGCGGGTGTAGCCACAACGACGCCGTTTGGGTTGAGCAAAGTAAAGCGAGAGAAAGCGCCCACTGCGGAACAGCTTTTGCAGCAATCTAGGCAGAACTACCAAACCTTAGAGCAGTCAGGCTTGCAGTTTGACACCGGCAAGTTCACCGGCAAAATGTCGCAAGTCGGCGCGGACTTGCGCAAGGAAGGCTACACACCAACCGGGTACCCAAAGATTACGGGCGCCCTGTCTGAACTGACTTCGACGACTCAGCCAAAAGATGTCACCGAAATTCAGGCGCTGCGGTCTATTGTCAAGAACGCGCAGAACAGCTCTGATCGGTCAGAAGCTCGGTTGGCCAGCCTGTTGTTGGACGACTTTGACGATTACGTTTTGAACGCGCCTCCGTCAGATCTTGTAGGCGGCAACCGTCAAGCTGTAGAGGCGTGGAAAAACGCCCGAGTCGACTACACCAAGATGAAAAAGGGCGAAATCTTTGACGAGATTGTCCGCAAAGCTAAGTTGTCTACAACCGACAAACAGCAAGCCATCGCGTCGAGTCTATCTACGCTGGCTAAGAACGACAAGAAGATGCGCTTCTTCACGCCGGAGGAACGCAAGTCGATTGAGGCAGCAGCTAAGGGCGACAACGCGCAAGCCATGTTGCGGGTCGTTTCCAAATTCACTCCCATGACTCCAGCGGCAGCCATCTTTACCGCCGTGGCCGGCCCCACGGGTGCAGGGCTTGCGGCGGCGGGTATGGCTGCTAAGTCTGCGGGCGCTGCGCGCAGCGAAACGGTGGCGAACAGGCTTGCTGAGCAGATGCGGTTGGGCCGTCTGCCTATGGTTATTGAACCGTTTAGCACAGATGTACCCATAATGTTTTCGCGCGGCGTGATGTCTGGACAGAGCGCCCTTACTCAGCCTACCAACGCCCTCGCACGATGATGGACACGCAATCCCTTTTCAACGTCGCTGTCTCCATCGCCGGGTTCCTTGGCGGGTGGGTGCTGAACAACATCTACCAGACCATCCGGGCGCTGGACAATGACGTGCGGCGGATACCGTTGGATTACGTCGCCAAGGACGACTACCGGCGCGACATTGACGAGATCAAGGAGATCTGCCGCCAGATCTTCGCCAAGCTCGACCACAAGGCGGATAAGCAGTGACTTGGGCAGATACCCTTAAGGCCGTCATTCCTATCGTGGTGGCGGCGCTTGCGTGGCTACTGGGGCAAGTGAACTCGTTTTCTGAGCGGCTGACCAAGATCGAAGGCAGTATGCCTGCGCTCATTACCTCTACCGGCGTGCCAACAGACAGCCCGCTGTCCGCCGAAAAGCGGGCCATCCTCAAAGAGCAGTTGATGTCTCACATCAACGAGCTTCAGGTCAAAGTACGCCTGCTTGAAGAGCGCGAACGTATCAAAGGAGCCAAGTGATGTTTGAGCACACCAAAGAGGAGGCCGTAAATGAGCGATTCTTATGACATTGACGATCTTCGCAAGAACTTGCTTACCGAAAAACATGTGCGCCTGATCGCCGCAGAGGTCGCCTCGTCGCTTTTGAAAGATCAGAAGCTGCACATAATGAGTAACATAGACAAGCAGCGCGCAGCCACCGAAGAGAAGTTCTCTGAGCGTTATGCCATCCTGAATGACCGCCTGAAGAAAACTGAGACACTTTGTGAGGACCTTTTGCAATCAATGCACAAAGTCGACAGCAAGATTGATATGTGGGTCAACCGTGGCATCGGAGTCTGGGGTCTGGCCGTCGCGCTGTTCGCGCTGCTGCAGTACGGCACCAACCTGATAGGGAAGTGACCATGCTGGAGACCCTGCTCGGTGGCGTGTTCGGTGGCCTGCTACGCTTGGCGCCAGAGGTGTTCAAACTCTTTGATAAGAAAAATGAACGAGCGCATGAACTGCGCATGCTAGAAGCCGAGATGGAGTTTGCCAAGGTGCGCGGCGAGATCGCCATGCGCCAAGCCGATGTGCAGCTCCAAGCGGCTGAACTCGACGCCATGACGCAGGCGTTCAAGGAGCAGTCTGAGACGGCCAAGAACGCAGGTTGGTTCATCTCTGCCATCTCGGCGCTGGTGCGGCCCACAGTGACCTATCTGTTCTTGGCGCTGTACGCTGCGGTGAAAGTGGCGGCGTACCTCATCGCCATCGAGCAGGGCGGCAACTGGAAGGACGTGCTGACCTCGATGTGGGGCAGCGACGACCTGGCCGTCTTCAACATGATCATCAGCTTCTGGTTCGTCGGACGTGTCTACGAACGCAGTCGATGAGGCCATTGAGGTCGCCGCCGCGCTGTGCAGGCCGTTCGAGGGTCTGAGGCTTCAGCCGTACATCTGCCCGGCGGGCTACCCCACGATTGGCTATGGAACCGTCTGGAAACCCGACGGCAGCAAGGTGACGATGGAGCACGCGCCGATCAGCAAGGAGACCGCCGAAGAGTGGCTTGTGCATGAGTTGAGGCACAACTACTTGGCTGGTGTTTTGAAAGCCTCTCCGGGCCTCCTGGCGCGTCCGCGAGCACTCGGCGCGATGACAGACTTCGCTTACAACCTCGGCGTGGCCAGATACCGAGCCAGCACGCTGCGCAAGCGCGTGGACGATGGCGACTGGGAAGACGCCAAAGCTCAACTGATGCTGTGGACACGCGGCGGTGGCCGCGTGTTACCGGGTTTGGTACGGCGCCGCGCAGCCGAGGCTGCGTTGCTTTGACGGTTTCAGGT